TACAGGAATACCAACGTAAGATGGGGCGTATCTTCGGTTACTCAGAAGAGGACATCGAAGCATTCGTAACAGGGGAGAGCGTTTGCTCTTGTAGTAAATGTCTCGGAGTATCTGCAAAGGTCTACTTTGACCGTAGTACCCTGACCCCAATACAACACCGCGCACTGAACGACTTATATGTTTTCATCAGTCTTCGTGGTAAGGCAGCTTTACGTACGTACATCTACAAACTAGAGATGCTACCTGCTGACGAACAGGTACTACCATTAGCCTTGGTAAAAGAGGTTTTAGGAGAGGCAAGTGATTGACCGCAGCACACTGACTGATCTACAGCGAAAGGCACTGAACGACTTATATGTTTTCATTAGTCTTCATGGCAAAGCCGCACTACGCATATACATCAACAAAATGGAGGCGCTACCTACTGATCAATGGGTACTACCAATAGCCTTAGTAAAAGAGGTTTTAGGAGAGTCAGGTGATTGATCGCGTACTACTCCAAGTAATAAAGAATAAAGAACAGTTTGAGAAGGTTGGGGCATACATCCCCGACGCAGCCATCGACAAAAAGACGAAGGCTATCGTAAAGGACGTAGGTAAATACTTCGCCCTGCATCCTGACCAGACTGACGTAGACTTCGGCACCTTTCGCACACTCTTCTACACCAAGTGGCACAAGTCCCTAAAAGGGGATGATAAGGACTTCTACGCGCGTGTCTTAGACACTATGCAAGAAGATGCACCAGAAGAATTACAACGAACACTAATAAACAACTTGTTAGAGCTAGACTGTGCTACCAAAATAGCAAATATAGTGAGCGAGTTCGAGAACGATGGAGAAGTAGACTTTGTAGAGGCTGTAACCAGCGTCGTACGAGATACCGGCAATGTAATGGAACGTAACAAAGGTTTCGACTTTGCTGACGAAGACGACTGCACCATCGGAGAAGAAGAATCACAGTCTGGGTTTAAGTGGCCTATAGATTGTATGAACGAGCACTACAGAGAAGTACTGCCAGGAGATGCCTACATAGTAGCAGCGTCACAGGGCATAGGTAAGACTACTTTCCTTTGTAATGTCCTTCGTCAAGCCGCCCTTGATCTCCCTCTAACGAAAGATTTAGTCTGGCTTAACAATGAGTCCAACCGTGGCCGAATCCGCTCCAGAATGATTCAGGCGGCCTTACAGGCTACTAATTCTGAGCTAATGGCTTGGAAAAAAGATGGCTCATTAAATGCCCGTTATATTAAGATTATGGGCAGACTAGACCGTGTAAAAATCTATGACGTACACGAGAAGGACACAGGCTACATAGTAGACCTACTTGACAGTTTAGACGACATCGGAGTAGTGGTGTTCGATATGCTAGACAACGTGAAGTCAAAGACATACGAAGGTATGAGAGAAGATCAAAGACTAGAGAGTCTCTACGCTTGGGCACGAGTCCGTGGTGTATTGTATGATTGTGCTATCTTTGAGACCAGCCAGATATCCAGAGAAGGGGATGGTGAGGTCTTCCCAGAGAAGCATATGTTAAAAGACTCAAAGGTGGGCAAGCAGGGAGCGTGTGACGGTATTATAATGATCGGATACGCTAACGACCCAGAGCACCCAAACCAGTATGGACTAAGTATGCCTAAGACGAAGAGTCGTAAAGAGGGTGCTCAGAACATGAGAGAAATAATTAAAGCCGACATGGATCGTGCAAAATACATTGGCTAGAGGAATACAATGTTAAAAGTAAAGACACCACCCAGTGAGGGCTTCGATCAAGAGACCCTATTGATACCTATACCAGCCATTCAGTGCATAACACAACGTGGTGATGGGCCAGTATGGATTACCTTCTGGTTAGAGGGTAAGCATGTAAAGCGACCAATAGTTAATACGATAGATGAACTAGCGGTAACGCTCAGTACAACACCAAAATAAATAAAAGGATAAACACAATGAACGCAATAAATATGCAAGCAAGTATCACTGAGCTAGGCAAAACCATCGCTAGCCTCACAGACGTAGAACAGAAGGAAGTAGTAATAACCATCGACGGGGAAGTGATAAGTCTACCACAGTCTCACCGAAAACGATTAGCTGGTATTCTCGTAGGGGCACGAAAAGAGGCTAAACTCTTAGAGGATTTCTTATGCGATGCCCTGTACAACCCTGGAGAGGGGTGGTTATGATACCAACAGGAGCAACGCATACCAACCCAACCACTCGTTGGTATCATAAAGTAGTTAATGATAAGGTGTACTATTGGGAAAACCCACGCTCCTGCTGGTACCCGTCCCGCGTACACAGTAACTCCCTGATACCCATCACGGATAAATTACCCAAACAACAAGCTGATGTTTCCCGTGGTGCGTACGTTGAAAGCCCGAAACACTACACAAACCACCCTAGCGGGATTGAGTGTACCCAGATCACGACGCATATGGGATTTAACCTAGGTAACGTCGTCAAGTATGTATGGCGATGCGACTTGAAAGAGAGTGCTATTGAAGACTTAAAGAAAGCACAAGTGTATCTAGGCTTCGAGATAGCCAAACGGGAGAAAGAAAACCAAGTACCTGCACGCACGCAGGGTGTTGCAGAGTAGTACTAACCACCTGCAATAAGGTTGATCAACCCTTGACAATAAGCAACGACATACTCAGTGATGTCACAATATTTAATAAGTATGCGAAGTATCTACCAGCCAAACATCGAAGAGAGACATGGCATGAGATAGTAACACGCTTAAAAAGTATGCATATGAAGAAGTACCCACACATCAAAAATCGTATAGAGAGTATATTCGAGTACGTCTACGATAAGAAGGTACTACCTAGTATGCGAAGCCTCCAGTTCGGTGGTCGCCCCATCGAGCTAGCCCATAACAGAATCTACAACTGCGCATACGCACCTGTAGATGATCCAGCAATCTTTAGCGAGATGATGTTCCTGTTACTGGGCGGTTCTGGTGGTGGTTTCTCGGTGCAGCGACACCATGTAAATGCCTTACCTACGGTAAAAGGGACTACAGGAGAGAGCCGCCGCTTCTTGGTAGGAGACTCCATCGAAGGATGGGCAGACTCTATCAAGGTACTTGTAGAGAGCCACTTCTACGGAAAAGCTCAGGTACGTTTCGACGTATCAGACATCCGTGCAAAGGGAGAGGCTCTAATCACTACAGGTGGGAAAGCACCCGGCCCCGAACCACTAGCTAAATGTTTAGCAGAGGTGGAGCGACGTTTAGTCATCGCACGGGGACGGAAGCTAACCACATTAGAAGCACACGACATTATCTGCGTTATAGCTAACGCAGTACTGGCGGGTGGTATACGAAGAGCAGCTTTAATTAGTCTGTTCGATAGGGACGATGAATCCATGCTAACGTGTAAGCAGGGCAATTGGTGGGAAGAGAACGAGCAACGCGGACGAGCTAACAACAGTGCAGTCCTGCCCAGAGGTAGCGTTTCAGAGGAAGACTTCATGAAGTTAATGAAGACTGTAGAAGCGTCTGGAGCAGGAGAGCCAGGAGTGTACTGGACAAGTAACACTGACTGGGGCACCAATCCGTGTTGTGAGATCGCCCTACGCCCATTCCAATTCTGTAATCTTTGCGAGATTAACGCAGATGGCATAGTGGATCAAGCAGACTTAAATCAACGAGCGTACGCGGCAGCGTTTATAGGCACGCTACAGGCAGGATATACCGACTTTCATTATCTCCGACCTATATGGAAAGAGACTACGGAACTAGACGCTTTAATAGGCGTAGGTATGACCGGCATTGGTAGTGGCATGTTAGATGATTTAGACTTAGTAAAAGCAGCAGCGTGTGTAGTATCAGCGAATGAATATGTGGCATTAAAGATTGGTGTAAACCATGCGGCCCGCACAACGACAGTTAAGCCGTCAGGCACTTCGTCGTTAGTGTTAGGGTGCAGCTCTGGTGTACACGCTTGGCATAATGATTACTACATTCGTACAATGCGCGCTGGGTGGGACGAGGCCCTAACAAAATACATGTTAGAGGTAGCCCCACGATTAGTGGAACAGGATCAGATGAACCCTTCACAGGTAGTCTTATCCTTTCCACAACAGGCACCAGAAGGCGCGATTCTACGGACTGAAAGCATGGCTTCATTGCTAGAGCGAGTAAGGCGGATAAACGCTGACTGGGTACGATCTGGGCATGTACATGGAGACAATACACACAATGTTTCCTGTACAATCTCAGTGAAGCCTGATGAGTGGGGAGAGTTGGCACAGTGGATGTGGCAAAACCGTAACGGCTATAATGGAATAAGCGTACTACCATACGACGGAGGGACTTATGTACAAGCACCCTTCCAAGACTGTACCAAAGAAGAGTACGAAGCACTCCTACCACACCTCGTAAACATCGTAATAGATGATGTACGAGAAGCACAAGATGAAACGGATCTCTCAGGAGAAGTTGCGTGCGGTGGTGGTGGGTGTGAAGTCTCATGACTTGGGAACCCAGTAGAATAGACTTAATCAGCCTGAATGGAGCCACAGGAGAGCACTATGAGCAAATTAAAGCAGAACAACTCAACCCATTTCAACCACAAGAACGACCTCCTAATGTCGTGCCCGTGTTGCGGGAAGGGGACACTCAGTATCTCGATACTGATGTTCCTAGAAGCAGCTAGAGAGCACTTCGGAGTACCTATTGTGGTGACCAGTGGAGCACGCTGTCGTAAGCACCAGATGGAAGTAAACCCCGACGCACCTAGCAGTCGCCATATCGTAGATAAGGATAATGACTGGACGAGTGACGCCGTGGATTTCAAAGTACTTGGTGTGAATGAGAGCAAAGTACGTGCGTACATAAACCGACTACCTTACAGAAACCTATTAGGCGTAGGTAAGTACGTTGGACGTACACATGTAGATACCCGTGGTGTGAGAGCACGCTGGTAATTATGCCTACCAAGCCTCTTAACAATGCTCAAATTGTGTGGGCCATTTAAAGGCGCAGAATACGTCACAACAAAGCTTGCTGGTAAGACCCGTGCCTAGCACTCACGTTAAATAGGGCTCGTTGTCAGACTAGAAATTCGGACGCTAAATGAACCGTGGTACAGTCAACTAACAACACGTTAAACTAAACAGACCGTGCAAGGACTCACGTTAACCAGACTCGATGAACAGGGCGAGGCCTGCTCAATAGTTCTACCGTAACCGGTAAGCAACTATCACGCATAGAGGAAATCACCGCGTGTACTAAATAAGACCACCCAGACATAACATAGTTATGTTCTGTGTACATCTACGCTAAGTGGGTAGACACAAAACGTAACTAGGAGACATTATGTATTGTAAATTTTGTAAGATCGG